AGCAATGAGTGCCACGGCCCAGTCTTTCACTTTAGGCTCGTAAAGATGATTCCGGCCATGCTGGTCAGCATGATGCCAGAGACCCCAAGCATGATGTTTTCAAGACGTTTAATCCTGGCACACAGCATCTCATAGCGCAGTGTGCAGACATCAACATGGGAGTTTAATTGGGCTTGAGTCGGGTCCATTATGGTGCATCAGGCCATGTGATGGTCCATGGGAATCCAGACTGGCCAGTCACATCGCGCAAAGCCTGGCGATAAGTCGCCCAGGCTGCATCCAGTGTTGTTGCAGTTTCAGCAGCCTTAATGACGCGCCAATCAGATTCAGCCAATTTACTGTCGCGTGTGGAGCGCACAGACTTAGCCTGGTCAGCGTCTTTGGCCGCCTTATATGCAGCCTCATTCTCAGCAGCAGTCTTGGCTGGCTCTGTTTCGGTGGCGGGTGTATCTGTAAAGACAGGGCCAAGCACATACTTTGTGTACCACTTACCATCTACTTGCTCGACACCAGAGGCTTGAGAGTATTGGTAAACAGTACCGCCTGTTGCTTGTGCGCCTTCTAGGACTACATCAGCACCCAAAGCCGTTAAGACTTCAGTTGTTGTTATGTCCCATGATGGACCACCATTGGCTTTTGTGTATGCACGAAATTCACTTTCGTACATGACTTGTCCAGTTGATTGAATTCTGATTTGCATGATTTTTCCTTTGGTCTAGGCAATCGCAAGGAACACGAATGTTCCCCCTGAAGCATTGATTGCGGCTGGCGCAGTTGAACTAATCTCAAACCCTGCGCTATAAGTGTCAATGTAGTCGGTAGATGTTACTTCAGCGGCTGTGCTGTTTAAGAGCAAGTAAGGGTCATTGCCAGCAATAATGCCTCTGGCTGAGTCCCACACATACCAATCACCAGTTGTGTTTGTTCGTTTGATAAGAACAAATCTTGCGCCAGCAGTAAAACCACAATCAATTTGAAGTGTTGTGCCTGTACCTGTGTATGAACCTACTTTTGAAACACCTGCACAAGTTGCAAAAAGGTAATTGAGATATGTTTCGCCAGATGCGTTTACCTCTGAATCAATTCCCACAGTAAAAACAGAAGATGTTGGAGAAGTATTATTCCAACGGTCTGGGTCTGTTGTTGCCGCCAATGTACTATTAAGCCTAAGAAACTTTGTGTTTCCCGCTGTTGCAGAATAAACAGCCCAAGATTCACCAACAGTGCTTCTACGTTTTACCAGCATCAATTCAGGAACGACACCCAAATTGTGTGACACTGTGCGATTTGCACCAGTCCCTGTGTAACAAACAACATCAAAGAAGTTAGGTGCACGTTTGAAGTTCCATCCAATGTATGTATAGGCGTTTGAGTTCCAACCATCACCACCGCCAAATACAGCGTTTCCTTGAACACCATTTTGATAAGCGTTCCAAGTAAGTCCGTATGTGCCCGTTGCTTCAACATCTGCGGCACTAACTTGTATTCGTGTTGTATTTCCCAGTAGTCTTGTTGACGCAAGTGGGCTGACACTAACATTGTTAGAACGGCAACTTGTCCAGTTCATATCTGTGACAATGCCAATTGCAGAATAGTCCCTGCTTGCAGAGCCATTGCCTGTGTAAGCGTAAGGAACAAACACCTTAGTCGCATCCGTAGGCACTTTCATCGGGCCTCTACGAATGGCTATGTAGATGTAGGTGTCACCAGATGCACCAACTAAACGAAAGCCATTTGCAACTGGATTTCCAACACTTCCAGAATCGTCAGCACTAGTTAGATTTGGATATAACCTGATATCTCCACCAGACGAATCTACCCATCCTCTCATTGTGTCAACAAGTACCCAATCACCAGATGCATTAGATTTTTTTACTAATAAAAACTGAGGCTCATAACCAAGAGTTACTGTGTTATCTCCTGTAGAAGTAACAGACCCACACGAAATCACATTGTCTGTACCAGTTAGGCCAAAGCCTCCTGCGTCGTGGGCGAATAAGTAGGCTACATAGGTATCACCATTTGCATTTACACCAGAATATGCGCCACCTACACCAAAATCTGTGCTTGTTGGAGCAGAAGTTCCCCAAAAATTTGTATCGCCCGTAGTCACACTAGAAGTGCCATTCAGAATCATGTAGGCTTCTGTAGTTGGTGTGAGGCTACGATGCCACGCATACCAATTTCGTGCTGTGCTTGTGCATTTAACAATGATAAATCCTGGAGTGCTACCCAAAGAATGTGAGATTCTTCTATTAGTTGCATTGCCCGTATAAGTCACAATATCAAAGAACTTTGGTTGCTTGCGGAATGTCCATGAGGCGTAGTTGTCACCACTCCAATTCCAATCACCAACAACTGTGTCTGCAGTTAAAGAAAACCCTGTGGTGTTAAACGCAGAAATAATTGATGTTGTTGTTTGAGCAGTAGTAGTGTTTGAAGATACAAACTTGTTGCCGCCTCTTATTGTGTCAATTAACAGATGTGGAGGAGTTGCAACCCTGTCTTTAATCCAAACCAATCCACCCTTAGTAGACAAGTCAATGCCATTTGTAATGGTCTGAGTTGTTCCATTGCCTGTATAAAGATACGTGCTAAACACTTCTTCGATATAAGCTGGCACAACAGGAACACCACCACCAAAGGCATCGTAACTAGCCGCACCAGAAGTTGCTTGTAATGGCATGGTTTAAGCCTTAAATTGTGTGTTGCTTGCCAAGACTGTGAAAGTCGCACTACCTGTCTTGATAATCAAATATCTGTAGCTATCAATGCCACTTGCATTTCCCGCAGTAGGCGCACCACCTAACCACCTTGTCGTAACTCCAGAAGTCGTGCCATCAACTTGCACAGCAGAGTTATAGTAAGCCGTAGAGCCTTGAGTGACCAAGAAAGCCACAGTCATTGATTGACCTGTACTCATCAAAGTGTTCAAAGATGTACCGCTAGAGCCTCTGAAGTTAACTGTCCAGTTAGCACTTGCGTTGCTTGTGTAATACAAAACAGATTGAGTTGTAATGTCGTAGTTAATCGTGCCTGTGGCTGCTGTTGCAGATACTGTAGCTACCTCTGCTGCATCGTTTAGAACAATGGCTGTTTTGCTGCTAGAGCCAGAAAATGTGTTTGTGCCTGTAAAGGTCTGATCTGCTGACAGTACAGCATCACCAGTGGCAGCAGCTGCAAAACCCAATGTCCCAGAGCCGTTTGTCTTCAAAACATAATTGGCTGTGCTGTCAGCCGTGGGCAATGTGAATGCAGTGACAAAGCTCTGCAAGTTGGAGTCATAGGCCAGCACATCAGTGCCAATGGCCACGCCAAGCGCTGTCCTGGCTGCTGATGCAGTAGCGCCACCAGTTCCACCTTTTGTGACCTTTAGCACTGGACCAGCATCAAACAATGCGTCAATTGTGTCCAGATCGGTATTGATCTTCGTTCCCCAGGTGTCGGTGGATGCACCGACTTCGGGTTTGGTCAGCAATAGATTCGTGGTGGTTGTATCAGCCATTTTTCACCTCATGCGGCAATTTGCCAAGATTCACTATTATCAGCAATTGGAGTCCAAGTTTCACTTGAATCACTAATTGCATCCCATGTTTCTGACTGGTCAGAGATCGGTGTCCAAGTCTCTGAATTATCAGAGATCGCACCCCAAGATTCTGCCGTGTCACTTTCTGCTTCCCATTTTAGTCTTGCATTGACCGCCATGGATGATGTTTCTGTGAACGCAATTGCACCAGGTTGCCTGCGCTGCGCATCCACCGCCATGGTGCTTGTGTCAATAATGGCAAAACCAGAATTGCCAAGAATACTTGTGCCGACTGTCAGTGTCGATGTGTCTGTGATGCTGGCCGCGCCAATGGCGTATCTAAGACCAGCCACCACCATGGTGCTTGTGTCACTGATGGCGGCTGCGCCCACCGCATACCGCACCCCAGCCACGGCCATGGTGCTTGTGTCACTGATTGTGGCTGATGCAGTTGTCAGCCTATTGGCTGCCACAGCCATGGTGCTTGTGCCAGTAATGGCCACTGCACCATCAAACACCTCATTGGCCTGCACAGTCATTGTGCTGGTGGATGTGATTGCTATTGCAGCAGACACATACCTGATGGCAGCCACCGCCATGGTGGACTGGTCAAAAATCTCAAATTGGGCGTTGGAAACAGTTGTGCCAGCCACCGCCATGGTGCTGGTGTCTGAAATAATTATTTGAGGCTCAAATGTGCCTCTGGAGTAATTGCCCTTGCCGTAAGAGCCGTAGCCGTAGCCTACCCTCGGATCAGAGTAT